CTGTTAAAAGTTTGTGTTGGGGATGGGGCCGAAGCCCCACCCCCATTTACTGCTATTAAGTTGTTATTAGTTGGTTTCTGCAATAACAACAGACTGATCTGTGATTAGACCAAGTCCGAAGATTGAGTACCAAGCAAGTGCATGCTCACGACCGAAGTCAAGAATACCGCCATCGCGGAGTTCAACTGGAAGAGAGATTGCGTGACCGAATGCGTTATCTCCAATGAAGATAGCTGCATAACGATCTGATGCACCGTTACCTGTCTTTGTAGCAGGTGTTGTGTAGCCTCCACCAGGAGTTACAACTGGGTTAGCAACTGTAGTATCAGCTGAGTAACCTGAACCTGCACCACCAGCAACCTTGAGAACCTGTGTGGTCTCAATGAATACTGTGTCGTATAGACGGCCGATCTCACCTAGCATGAAGTTACCTGGAGCTGCGTACTTTGTGACTTCAATGAATTCTGGATTGTCACGAAGCTTGCGGCTCTGGTGTGGGTGAACGAAAGCAACATATGTCTCACCAAGGCGAGGGATGTTCTTTGTTGCTAGTGTTTCTACTGCGTCCTTGACTGTCTTAGGTGTCAAGTTAAATGCACCTGTCATTGAAGCGCGGTTTGTGCCCTTTGTACCGTCTGCATACCAGTTATTAACTGCTGATAGGTTAGAGCGGTCTTCACCGTAGATTACTGATGTTGCTGCATAAAGTGTGTCGCGTGAAAGCTGATCTAGGTAGACAGCCATGTTACGACCAAGAAGACGTGAGGCAGAAGCCATTACGTCATCAAATGAGGCATTAAGCAATAGCTCTGATACAGCAAGAGCATATCCATGCTCTGATACTGTGATTGAGAATTGCTGTGCTGTTAGTGCGTTTGTCTGCATACGTACACCTTCAACTAGGCTGTTTGCAAAGCCCAAGTTGTTGTAACGTAGGAAGTTAATCTGGAGACCTGGTGCAACACCAAGTTCTGTCTTCTTTACTGCAAACTGCTCAAAGCGAAGGATAGGCATTGCCTGGAAAAGGATTTCCTTAGACCAGATTGTCTGGATCGCTTGAGTCAGCTGTGTGTTGGTACCTGAATACGCGGTTGGCGCAGCGGCTAGATTGCCGGTACCTGTAATGGATGATGCCATTTTAGCTTTGACTCCTTATTTGGATTGGGTTTAAAGTTGGATTAACCGAGGATCCCTTGAGTGCGACCTTGAGCTTTAGGGCTCAAAAGACGACTGCGATATTTTGCATATTCGTTCATCGGTAATGCCGCAATTTCTTCCGGCGATAACATACGTTGCTCCGAGTTAGTTTCCATTGGTCCGGCTGGGGGAGTAGTTATGCTCGTCCCCTTCATTTCTTTTCTAGCATTTTGCATCGCTGCTTGTGCCGAATCAAGAATTCGAGCTGAACGTTCCTTCAAACCTTCAACACTAGCTGCAAGCTCTTCACGGGTATTTCCGCTAATGAGATCGACTAGTTCAGGAATGATATTGTCACGTTCTTGTTCAAGTATTTCTTGACGATAAGCTTGTAAATCTGCATATTGCTTTTCGCGCTCCAGAAGAGCGAAGGCTCGTTCGCGTTCGACACGCTCACGCTCCAACTGCTCCTGCAACTCTGTTAGACGAGCATCTGCATATGACTTGGAATCAAGTTCTGCAAGTGCTGCTTCTCTAACTCTTGCAGCTTCTGCTTCCGCATCTGCTGCTCTACGAGCTGCTTCTTCTTCTTTTTCTTTCTTGAGTGAAAGAAGTTCTTCCTTCAAAGAATCAATCTGAGGGTACAACTTCTCTTTCTCCTGAGAACGGACCTTAGCTAGATCTTCATCAGTATAAAACTTCTGATTACTAACTCTTTCCGTAGTAGTAACAGTCGACGCGTCAACGCCCGACACATTTACGACTGGAGCCGTTCCAGCTTCTGCTTCAAAAGCAGATGCCATATTTTCCGCAGTTTCCATGCTTATACATCCTTTTTATCCTAGGGGTCGTTTTCCGATATGAGAGCACAAATGACCGAACAGTTATTACACTTTATTTTCTCTTTTTACTGCCAAAATGTCTGCCTAAGCAGGTTTAATTTTGGTAGTCTTCCGGAACTCTTCTACGAGGTAGAGCGGTGCCGTAAGCTTCTGTTACAAGGGCTGTGCGGAGTGCCGCCTCACCTTGCTGGGCTTGAATATCTGCCCCATCCATAAGTGGAGGCATGCCAGCAGCTTGTAGTGCGCCGCCGCCTCCCGCAGTACCGGCTCCGCCACCCGCAGTCATATCTGCACCAGGTTGACCTGCCATACCGCCAGTAAGTTGAATAATCTCTTGTTCAATCTGTGTTTGAAGAAGCTTAAGCGCTCCATCAGCCTTTGCATCATCAAGAAGCTCTTGACGGATTTCATTTAGTTTTTCTGTAGGGAATTCTTCACCAAGGGTACGCAAAGCACCTTCTTTAGATTCCAGGCCAAGAGAAAGCATTGACTGTACTTCGTTCAAAGCAATCAACTTATCTAGAGGAAGTGGTTGTGGGAAATTAGCATAAGACAAATACATTAATGGGTCATTTGGATCAAGGCGATCTAGCTGACCAGGCTTGATTGGGGTATTAAACTCTGGGTTCCAAATAAGCACTTCTGGCTCTTTAATTGCCAAGCTTAAAAGGATAAGCTCATTTACTCGCTCTAGACCACGAGCATACTGAATAATCTTTTGGTGGTAGCGGTTCATCAAAGGCTGAAACATGATTGATAGCGCAACACCAGATGTATTTGAAACTGGCATTGCTTGACCAAGAGCTGACTCTGGGACACCAACCATTTCGTGCATTGACTTCTTAATAAGAGCCAAGAATTCCATTGCACCCTTAAGGCCTTGAGATCCGCCTTCTAGGTTTTCTACCTTTGCGTCTTTTGGTAATCCGCCCCAGACCTTATTAGCACCCTTCTCAAGTTGAGAAGCCTTAGCGCCGATGATGACTGTAACGGGTGCTGCGTGATAGTTAACAATGTCAGCAACATCTGTAGAAACTTCATTGTAGACACGGTTAATATTAATAATGTCATTGCAATCAGAAAGACCCCAAGGGCTACCACTAATACGAACATTTGGAACGTGAACAATTGGAATAGTGCCAAGTGGGTTAGGACGCGAGTCAATAAGTTCGTCGTTGATGTACTCTTCGATAACATCATCAGTTAGGATTTCTGTGTAAGTAAATACTTGACGTGTTCCTTCAAGGGATGTTCCCCAGAAGCGATACTTAAGTTTAAAACGAATAAGGCGCTCGCGGTCATGTGGGTGAAATTCTGGAAAACAGAAAGATGAGTTAAGAGGAAGAACGCGAACACGACCAGGGTGAGAGCGACCAGCTGGATCAACCCAAGCTTCTTCATAAGCAACCTTGATGAATATGTCACCTGATACACCGCCTTGCTGACCCATTTCCCACAATACTGTGGCTTTGTTGTTATCAATCTCCCAAACACGTTCTAGAAGGTCTGGAACAATTGCTTCGGTTTCTTTAGGGGAACGGAAGCTAACACCCTTACCAAATGTAAAGTTTATAATAAAATCTGTAAACGCACGATAGTAGTTAATAACCATCTGCGTTTCGCCTGTTGGACGGCGATAAGAATAATGATGTCCAAGGTACATAGCCCAGTTAAGTGAATAACGGTTTAGGCGCGGACCGTGTACTTCAAACTCTTCATCAGCTAGCTCAACAAGCCCAAGAGGGGAAATGGAGATAGTTAAATCAGACGACGCCGCCCTATAACTGGGAGGTGAGAAATCAATTCCGCCGCTCACCAAACCACCCTTCCACTACAGTAGGCATAGCCTAACACAAAAGTCGATAAAGCGCTTTACCCTCTACGCGCTTCTCCAGCTATCAAGCCTTTACCTACTGGCTTAGTAACCTTCTTCTTCATTGCTTTTTCTTTTTTGTCTTTTTCTTCTTGAACATAATCACGAAATCTAGGATCAATTTCGTCCTTAGACTGAACAAACTTTCCACCCATTTGAAGATACTTTGCGTGAATCCAGTGACCTCGAGCAGGTGATTGTTTTTGAAAGCGAGTCGTCGCTTGAGTAGTGATCATGTTGTAAAGCTTAGGGTTTGCAGGTAACTGCTTTGGACCCTCTTTTACTTCTTTACCTCTAATGAGTGCCATTTAAATCCCTTGGATAAAAGAGGAACCAACCCCCGCAGCTTTTCAAATGTGCTGAACGGGGGTTGGAAACCTAATTAGTCTTGAACTACTGCTGGATTAGCTGCTTGCTGATGAGCACCGCTGCGGAAAACTTCTTCAAAGCGATTGTCTCCGTGATCAGCAAAACCGCCAGCAGAAAACTCACCAAGGTAAGCTGGTGCTTCTACCCATGCAGCTGAACCAACATGTGCGCGTTCACGCATTGTTTCTTCCGCTGTCTTTGTGAAGACGTTAGCATTGCGGTTAGCACGACCAGCTGCTGGCATGTAGCCTTGCATTGCGCCGGTTGTGAATTGCTGTGGAACATCAGTATCTGTTGCGATACCTTCTTCAAAGCGAAGTGGTCCGCGTTGTCCTGGGACAGCGCCTGCCATCTTGCGGTCGTACATTGTTCCTGACTTTTCAGGAAATTTTGGATCTGGTGCGATTGTCATATATGACTCCTAAATCGTGGTTTGAGGACCTCGAGAAAAGTGTCCTATGTATTGGGCTAATACACAGGCTAAAGTGAAAACTATCTAAAAAATGGTGAGGACGAAACTTCTACTTGAGGCATTGTCATATCCATAGTTAAAGCACAAGCTATAGCTAGAGAATCTGCGTAGTCGTCGTGGGCGTGGGCTTCTTCTGGGGCATGGGCCAAAAAGTTAGGTCCTTGAAACTTAGTCTCTAAGTCCGTCATTTGTTGGTAAAAACGCTTCCAAGTACGTAAGCGGCGAGTTTTAGCGTGGGCTGGCCAACCAACCATACGACGGTCGATTAAAGCTTTAAGGTGCTTCCAACGCTTTGATTGCTCTTGCTGGCTACTGCCAATTGAATGAACTTCGGATCTAGGTAACAAAAGTTTCATACGTTGGGCCACGGCGTCACCGACACCGTTAGCATCAATACCGACTGCCAACACATCGTAGTTACTAAGAAAGTTAACAATCTGGAAGTATTGGTCTTCCCAGTCGTCGCCTTGAATCTCTAACCAGTTTAAAACTCTGTGGTCGTAATAACCAAACTCGTCTGGTCGATCCCAATCAACCCACACAACAGTAACTACAGTAGAGTCAAGTTTACGGGCTGGGTCGATTCCAACAACTACCGGTGTTCTATGCCAAGCACGTACGCACTCTTGAGAGGTATCACCAAGCTCATCCATGATTGCTGAAGTTACAAACATACCTCTTTCCAACATCCATTTACAGCTGTAAGACATTTGAAATTCGTCGGAGTCTTCTCCAATACGGAGCATCTCTTTCTTAATGAACTTGCCATAGTTTAAATTTACTTTTGCAACATCTCGCCAGTCCCACTCAAAATGATTTTGACGTGCTCGTGTGCTTGTCTGCCGGCGTTTATTAAGTTGGATTGACTTGTAAAAGTTGTTTTTATGCGTCGTAGGTGTGCCGGTTTTTACCATTGTTCCTGAGTAGTAAGCAAGCATAGGAGAAATAGATTTAGATACCACAAAATCATCTGCTTCTTGGCACTCATCAATAACAATAAGATGGAAAGACTTAGACTCAATTTTAGCTCTAGGGTTAGCTGTCATCATCATTAAGGATGAGCCCGAGTTCTTAAGTTTAATTTGACGAGTAACACCTGGCACTTTACCTAGGCTGTCATCAATTTCTGGATCACCTAGAATTTCAAGGGCACGTTCAGATGTAAGCCGGTTTACTGTACGACCAAACAAAGTTTCTACCTGTCCCTCAACTGGAGCAAACATTCCAATCCAAACTCCGTCTGTAAATTTACCTAATAGATCTGGATACATTTTTGCTAAGCGTGGAAGTAAAACCATTAATGTAGCTACAGTGTTAGCAATTGTTTCTGATTTACCTGACTGACGTGCAGCAAGAGCGGTAATTTCTTCACCGTCATTAATAATTACAGATTCAATAACACGTCGCGCAAGAGGCATTTGATAAGGGTGTAACTCATGCCCTACAAGAGCTGTCATAAATTGAACAGTTTTATCAACTATTTTTTTTACAAATTCTTTAGAGAGCTCGTCTAATTCTTCGATCTCGTCTTCGGGTACAAGATCTTCATCTTCGTCCGGAAAGAACTCATCGTCATCTTCTTCTAACACAATTTTGTTTTCCATATTAACCTTAAGTCTAGTTAAAAACAAAAAGTCCGGGCTATTAAACCCAGACCGTTTGCTGCCACCACACGGGGAGAGGAAGAGAGAGGCAAGCTTAGTCTAGCATAAAGTCGACAAATCCATTTATGGCTTTGCCGTTCTTTTGTACAGTTCTTCAACGACGGCATGAATAGCTTCTGCGCCAATTCTGGCCTCTTCTAAATAGAAGAGTTCTCGGCTTTTTGAGTAACCGGACATGCAGCGACCGACTTCATAGATAGAGTTTTCAATCCACATCTCTAGCTCAGCTGTTGGGATCTTAGATACCCGTTTTGCTACTTTTTCAGAAAAAGGTTTATCCCGCTCCGGCTTAGTTTTAAAAAGTTTCATCAAATAGTCCATCCTTTGGGGTCCAGGCTTTTCTGCCCTTCATCGCCTCAGATAGTAACTTATCAATCTTGTCGTCATCTTCCCAATCAATATCTGGACGATGTACCCAAACACCTAGGTAAAACCCTGGGTGAGTAAATGGGGCGCGAAACACTAAGCACTTACCTTTACGGTAAGGCATTTCAGTTTCTTGGGTAGTGCCTACCTCAATAATTGGTAGCGCTTTTTTGTGCCAGTATTGAAGTTTTCCGCCGTATATTAGTCCGTAAGATTTCATAAGATATCGTTAAATAGTTCCTTTGCTGTGACGTTTTTAATATTAAAGTCATCGGGTAGTGGAATCTTAGAGTTCATACGGCTTCCAATTTGAGCTGACTGGCTGATGCGTTCTTTAGCGCCAGGAGACATATCATCAAGACTAGCTGGACCCATGTCATGCCAGTTATCTAGCCCAGAGGCTCTTAAAAACTTTCCGGTAGATCCGCTTTGCTTTAATCCAAGCCAAAGCTCTGAGGAAACATCGTTATATTCCCACCAAGTGTTATCGCGAAAAACCACAATAAGCTTTCGCATATTTGGGTTATAGGCAATAGTCCAGGCGCGTGGGCGTTCTTGGTTAGTAGTAGGGGCTCCTTGAGTTTCCATACCGGCACTTCTAAGTTCTTTTGGTACGTTAACAAGCCAATCGGTATTTTCGGCTACTTCAGATCTACCCTCAGCAAGCTCACGCTTATTGACTACGTTAGCTTTAGAGGCAGCAAGACCTGCGCTAAGTCGGTCTAGGCCTTCTTGATAAGCTTTGCTACGTTTAACCATTAGTCCTCACAAACGTGGTCTTCTGTCTCGGTTTCTAAAACCCTAGTTAAGCATACTGAACAACGCAAATAGCGCAAAGGCTTGTAATTGTTTTGTACAGTAGCTCCTAGAGGAAAATCTGACCCGCTCTCGTCATCGTGTGACTCATAGCTCACAACAACGTCTGGCTCATCAAAGATCTCGCGAGGAAAAGGTCCTTTGGGCTCAACCATAGTTTTTGGGAATGGATGAACTTGAACAGCTTCTTTTTTAATTATCCTCATCCGCAGGAGCTTCCTCTACGGGCTCTTCTGTTTTTTTCTTTGTAGTTTTAGGCTTTGCCTCAACTACCTCTTCTGGCTTAACAAGTTTAAACTCACCGGCTGCTGCGCGATCGTGAAGCCATTTAGGCAAGCACTCGTGACAATATTCAACTGGGTTTGTTTTCTTATCGTCTACCGTGTAGACAGCATCTTTTTCGCAATTAGCGCACTTAATCATAATTACCTCCACGGCCAGTATACAACAAAAAAGGGGGCAGCACATAGCCGCCCCCTCATTTGTAAGGTGTTATTTCTTCTTTGAAGTCTTCTTTGCTGAAGCGGTCTCAGAAGCAAGCTTCTTTGTAAGCTCCGCCAGTCCAGCTGTTGCAACCTTGCCAAATGCTGGATCCATCTTGTTAAAGTAGCGAAGGGCTACCGGGACCAAAGAGGCCCATAAAGCGTTAGCGACTAGTAGCCACTCACCTGAACCGAAGTCCAGTGGGGTTGAAGCCCCGCTTGTTTGCATAACAATTATTACTGCGCCGATAACTTGACCAAGCAAGTTACGTGCGTAGGATTCAATCATTGCCTTGTTCATTACTCTCCTTCTTCTACGTGTTGGTCAAATCGACCCTCAAGTCTTGCTAATGATACACGCATTTCGGTAACGTCAAGTCCAATTTTATTAACGGCGTCCCGCATGCTTGAGCCGCCGTTGGGCTTAAGTTCAGCTAGATAGTGCTTGATGGTCCACTTAATACCAACAATAGTTACGCCGCCTACTCCAAGAACAACGGAGGTAAAAGCGGCCCAGTCAGATACGTTCATTTACACATACTCATTCTGTAGAAGATGTCAAATTCAAAGTAGAAGAGTGTGTTGTCCGTCTCAAATCACGAGATTTACGTATTTAAATTAGACCATCTAAGCGTGAATTTGTCTTAATATAAAAAATATATTTGTTTCAACTTGACCTAAGATGTAACTCTGTGGCAACCTAGAGTTTAGAAGACGCTAGCAATAGCGTCTTTTATTACTGAGAGGAGCAGAAATGTTCAATATCAGAAAAGAAACAATGGATAAAGTGGCGGTGTTTTCGATGTATGCACTGTTAATAGCTGGACTACCACATGCGATCGCTAACGCGGACGATGTGGATGGCTCAACTGTGACAGTACAGGAAATCACTGTGGACCCACTAGAGAAGTACAGAGGAGCAAAAGAACTGTCAGATACAGAATTAGTTGACCTGCTTAGTGCGGTTGGTTTTGAGGGAAAAGCTCTCAAGGTCGCCTACGCGGTTGCTAAGAAAGAATCTAACGGTCGCCCCTTAGCCCATAACGGAGATGTTTCAACAGGAGACAACTCCTACGGAGTTTTCCAGATTAATATGCTGGGAAGCCTCGGAGAAGATCGACGGGAGAAATTTGACCTCAAATCAAATAAAGATCTCTTTGACCCAGTTACAAATGCGGAAATAACTTTCTACATGACTAACGGTGGAGAAGACTGGTCTTCCTGGAAAGTAAATCCAGGTCAAACAAACGGAGCTAGATATGAGAGTTTTCTAAAACAATTTCCAAAGAACTAAATATATAAACCAAAAAGCCCCCGGTTATTAGCCGGGGGCTTTTTGTTTGTGTTGGGAAGATTATGCCCAAGGTGTGATTGTGATTGTTGCTGTTGAAAGCACTGAGGCTGTTCCAGCTGCAACTGACTGTGTTCTGATTGTTCCAGTTGTACCTGTAAGGCGTGTTCCAGGTGTAATAGCGCCTGTATCGGCAACTGTCCATCCTGAACCTGCAATAACAAGTGTGCTTCCTGAACCACCAGTTACAGACCAAGTTCCAACAAGTGCTGCTGGGATACCTGTACCTGCTGCAATAGTAACCTTTGTTCCTACTGGCCATGAAGTTGTTCCGCCAGATACAGTTACAGTCGCTGCTGTAGTTGTTGTTACATTGATCTGAGTTGGCTGTGTAGCTGTGTTAGTTGCGCCAGCTGCTGTAGTTATATTAGCCAATTCGTAACCTGCGTCACGGAGCTCATCAAGAGCTAGGGCTGTTGTCTCACCAAGTACTGAAGGTACTACGATGTAGCCAATTCCAGCGCCATCAGCTGCTGTTAGAGCATCTGCGCGTTCTACCTTGCCGTACCACTGTCCGGTAATTTCACCAGCGTTAGCTGCGTTAGTTACTGTGAACTTAAGGGCATCAGCTGTAGCAACTGTTGCGTTTGAAAGGTTGTAAGCACCTGCTGTAAGACCTGTAATGTTTACAACGTCTCCAACTTCAAGTTCGTTCTGCGCTGTGTATGTAACAGTTGTTCCATTACCTGTAGCAGCTGTAACCTTGTAGTTACCTGCTCCTGGTGTAAATGAAGGGTAGTTATTCCATTCAGCTTCTGCAACTGTGTGGTTGTTGCTAGTTGCAGCTGTTAGACGTGCTCCAGCTACCTTAGTTGTTGCTGACCATGAAACATCTGCTCCAACGCCAGGGATCTCTCCAACAACTACCTTAGCAACAGCTGTCTGAGCTGTGTCAGACCCTGAAGCTGCGTTAGTTACTGTAAAGCCTGTACGAGCGCCTTCTGTACCTACAAGTGAAGCAATAAGTACGTTTGAAAGATTAAGAGCTGATGTTGCAAGACCTGTAATAGTTACAGTCTGACCTACGTTAAATGAGTTTGCAGCTGTATAAGTTACAGTTGTTCCATTTCCAGAAGCTGCTGTTACTACAGCGCTCTGATACGCAAATTCATCTGATCCTGTTGTTCCGCCGAAGTTTCCAGCAGCTTCTTCTGTACGAACATCATTTGGTTGCATAGGGTAGTTACCCCATACGAAATCTACTTTTACGTTTCCTGCTGAATCGGTAGCGTTACCGACGTTGTTGATTCCACCTGGGGTCTCTGCGATAGCAATAGCTGCTGCGCCTGTACCCTCTGGCGAACCCACCGGCAGCGGTGAATTGTAACTTGACATTATTTACCTTTTTTCTCTAGAGTGGTTAAGCACCTGATCGGGGTGCAGCAACTATTGTCTAAGAGTATTTAGGCGTTGTCAGGCTGAAGGATTTTTAAATGTCTTTGTCGTTACATCATAGTTGTTGATGTTGATAGCTTCATCCGGCAAATGGCTAACGTCAATAATGTCTGGGTTGCTTAACAAGATTGCGGCAAAGCGTTCATCAGTTTGCATAGCTTGAACTATCTCGCCGTCAATCATAAATATAAGTTTGGCTGTCATTCCGTGTAGCCTATCTTGATCTGCCCCCACTTGCCTAGTGGGCATTCAGCGTTTGGTAGCTTTGTCTTTAAGTTCATAACACAGCCGCATTCGGTGCATTGGTGGGTTAGCGGGATGTACTTAGGGCACGTCTTACAGATAGCCATACGGCCCTCTGATACGGCTTCTTGCACTTTACCGAGGTTCTTGTTAAAGATGTCCCAAGGTCTAGCTGGCCGTGAGAATGGGTCCTTCATAGTGCTCCTTATTTATATTCATATGCGCCAACTGGTGCTCTCAAGTTGTGGGCTAGTATACCATCTGCAAAATAGTAATCTTTATCTTCAACATCTATCTCAATAACAGTATTTGTTTCGACTACGTGGTGGATATCAAAGATAGTAACTTCTTCTTTGTTTTCTTTAAGCAACATATCCCCAATACGTATATCTTTTACTTGCAAGAATTGCCAAACAGAGTCACGTTTTACCAAAATATAGTGCTCGTAAGTAACTTTATAAGTATTATTTATTACATAATGCCAAGGAAATGGACCAACACGCTTGTGAGTTACTTTTGTTGTTGTGATAGTAAAATCTTCTGTACTGTTAATAGACCATTTTTCTTTTGGTGACCAATCTTTAGGATTATCGCTGTCTGGAACCCCAGGAATATCAAAAGTACGAACCTCGTCTCCAAGCTCTAGATCTTCCATATTCTTAAATGAACCGTCTGCCATGGTTACTTGGGTACCGGCTACAAAACAGCCCCCTCCGTAAACAGGAACTGTAACTGACCACTCATCTGTTGATCCGTTGTAACTAAGATCTATTTCCTCTGGTGGATAAGCGTCAAGAAGGATAATAACAATATCAACATCAGTTGTAACAATTGTAGTTGTAGT